GAAAGTCTTGAGATTATTAAAATAAAAAAAAGTACTACGTATCCTTTAAATCCGATTGTATTGCTAACTGACTTCCAACATAATTCTGATCTCCAACATATCCAAACATATGCTTGATGGATTAATGGTATAGACATTGCAATCATAAACCAACTTAAAGCACTTATGCCTATGAAGTTATTTGTATTGCTATCAAGATCAACAAATTGAGCCCCTATAATAAACAAAATAATTGTTCCACCTAAGTGCCAAATTTGACCTCTAAAAAAAAAACTTAATTTGTTTTCCATATTTATTCACTGTTGCACTTTCCAATGGAATTTAACCCACATTTTTTTCCATCAGCCCAAGTAGCATTGTTTAAGTTTGCTCCCTCAAAGTTTGCATTTAGGATATTTGCACCTGTAAAGTCTGCTTCAAAAAGATTTGCATTGTTAAAATTAGCTTCTATTAAAGAAGCTGCTTTAAAATTTGCACGGGTTAAGTTAGAGCTAGTAAAATTTGTTTTTTCAAAATTACCACCTTCAAAATTTGTTTCATATAAATTAGCTCTTACAAATGAAGATTCTGGATAATATAGAAAAAGGGAAAATAATTATGGCATTTGAAATATTTGGTTTCAAAATTGAAAGAAAGAGTCAGGAATTGGCAAACGCTAATGTTCCTGCGTTCACACTTCCAGAAAGTGATGATGGTTCCATGATGGTGTCGGGAGCAGGCGCCGCTGGTTACTCTCTCGATATGGATGGACAATATAAGAATGAGGTAGAACTTATTCTTAAATATCGTGATATGTCACAAATGTCTGATTGTGAGATTGCAATTGATAATGTTATAAATGAAGCTATTGTTGCCGATGATATTCTTCCCTCAGTATCAGTTGTTCTCGACAAAACAGATCTCACAGACGGTATTAAGAAAAAAGTTCGTACAGAATTCGATACTGTATTAGATCTTTTAAATTTTAACAATTATGGTCATGATATTTTTCGCAGATGGTACATTGAAGGAAGATTGTATTATCACATTATGATAGATGAAAATGATCCAAAACGTGGTATTGTAGAACTCCGAAGTTTAGATGCTACAAAAATCAAAAAAGTTAAAAATGTTAAAGTAGAAAAAACAGCTGATCCTAGAAAAGCAAAAATAGATATAGTTCCTACGTACACTTACAATGAGGCCGGATTGCACAATCGATCCTCTTCTGGTATTATAATTTCGGGTGATAGTATTGCATATTCCACTTCTGGTTTATTAAATCCTCAAAAAAATACAGTAATGTCTTATCTTCATAAGGCAATTAAACCACTAAATCAACTCCGAATGGTAGAAGATGCAGTTGTTATCTATCGTATATCACGAGCACCAGAACGCAGAATTTTCTATATTGATGTAGGAAATTTACCAAAACTAAAAGCAGAACAATATATCCGTGACATCATGACACGTTACAAGAACCGATTGGTTTACGATTCGGATTCTGGTGAAGTCAAAGATGATCGCAGACATCAATCAATGTTGGAAGATTACTGGTTGCCACGAAGAGAAGGTGGTCGAGGAACAGAAATTACTACACTTCCTGGCGGAGAAAATCTTGGTCAATTGGAAGATGTAGAGTACTTTCAACGAAAATTATATAAAGCAATGCATGTTCCTGTCTCACGACTTGAAGCAGAATCGGGATTTTCTTTGGGAAGAGAAAGTGAAGTTACAAGAGATGAATTACTTTTCAGTAAATTTATCAAAAAGTTACAGACAAGATTCTCAATTTTATTTGATGAAATAATGGAAAGACAGTTAATTCTGAAAAATATCATGACAGCTGCAGAATGGGCCAAGATCAGAGATAAGGTTCATTACAGGTTTGAAAAGGATCATTACTATTCAGAATTTAAACATCAAGAAACTATGTCTCAACGTTTAGACCTTGCAAGAAATTCAGAAGAATATGTTGGAAAGTATTATTCTAAAGAGTGGTTCCGAGCGAATATTCTCAGACAAACGGCGGCAGAAGTTGAGAAACAAGATGAATTGATTGCAAAAGAAGCAGAAGAAGAGGGTGGAGGTGAAGAAGAAGGTGGAGAAGAATATTAGAGGGTTACACCTTTAAAAGTTTATAAATATTAATAGATAATTTTTGGAGATAAAAATGGCAGAACAACAGTACAACGAAATTTTAAAACAGTAGATATTATAGATTATTCAATGCAAAGTAATCCTACAAGTGTCAACGATGCATTTGATCAGATAATTACAAGTAAGGTGATAGATGGATTAGAAACCAGAAAACGAGAAGTTTCTGCCAGAATGTTTTCGGACAAAGAAGAAATTTCAATCGAAGAACCAAAAGTAGAGGTTCAGGCTGAACCAGAACCAGAAACAACGGAGACACAATGAAACTATTAGCCGCAAAGACGGCCACAACTGCTACAGAATTGAGTTTGGGTAAAGCCACAGCGGTTGCGGTTTACGCATCGGCGATTTCAATCATTTCAGTAGTTGAAAATGATGGAACTGAAGGAGGAACAGGTGGAACAGTTCAAGGTTCTGTTACTGTACCAGCCGCTTCATTGACCGTTATTCATAAAGATTCGGATCAATTTATATTGGCAAATGTAACAAATGGAACATATACTGTAATTGCAGACGGTGGGCCGAATAGATAAATGAAAACATACAAAGAGTTTAGAAAATCAATAGGTTTTCCTGTTAAAGAGAGAAAAGTAGAAGAGGTAATACGTTCAGAAAAACCTTTGACGGAAGATGTTGTAGACCAATTGCGGTCAGTTGTAAAAAAGAAAAAAGAATTGGATATTAAGTTTAAAAGTGGCACATCGGTTCCAATTGATCCTGAGGCTGCAAAAGTAATATTAAAAACTTTCGATTCACTAAATAGTTCTAAGAAGAAAAAAATGCAAGATAACATGAACAAAGATACAAAATCTTTTTTAAAAATCTTGGATTTTGCATTCAGTAACGCAAAATAGGATAGACAAATGAAACTTATATGCGAATTACAAGAATCTGTAAATTATGAATTTATTGAAGAGGGTGCTAAACCTAAACAGTACTTCATTGAAGGTATCTTCATGCAGTCTGAAAAAAAGAATAAAAACGGCAGAGTATATCCCTTACCCATTCTTGAAAAAGAAGTAAATAGATATGTCAAAGAATATGTAGAACCAAAACGTGCATTTGGAGAACTTGGACACCCTGACGGCCCGACAGTTAATTTAGATCGTGCTTCACATATGATCACCTCTTTGGTGAAAGAAGGTAAGAATTTTGTTGGGCGTGCAAAAGTTTTGAATACACCAAATGGACAAATTGTTAAGTGTTTGATTGATGAGGGTGCAAGACTAGGTGTTTCTTCAAGGGGAATGGGAACATTAAAACAAGATGAAAAGAACTCTCAAGTTGTACAAAAAGATTTTTATCTTGCAACCGCAGCAGATATTGTTGCAGATCCATCCGCACCAAATGCTTTCGTAGAAGGTATTATGGAAGGAAAAGAATGGATTTGGGATAATGGTCTTTTGCGTGAACAAGATATAGAACGGGCAAAGAATAATATTCTAAAAGCCACTTCCAAAAAACTTGAGGAAGTAAAAATAAACGAGTTTAAAAATTTATTATCAAAGTTGTGATATTATAAATATTACTACAGTAAACGAAATATACCATTAACTATTAGGAGTATCAAGTTCTATGGAAAATACAACTCAAGAAGAAATTCTGGAAGAAACTGAGCAAGAAGGACTTGTTGAAGCTCCAGAACAAATTGAAGAAGAAGAAAAAGAAGAAATTGTTGCAGAAGCACCCAAAGCAAAAGTCAAAGAAGATGATGACGAAGATGACGAAGAAGATGACGATGACGAAGAAGAGGAAGATGAACAGGTAAAGAAAGAGGAAGTTAAAGTTCCTTCTACTAAATCTGCAATGATCAAAGCCCTTTTCGATAAAGTCAATGGTCTGAAGAAAGAAGAAGTTTCTGCGAAATGGAAAGACCTTATGGGTGTTGCAGAAGCAGAAGATCTTGGGGGCCCAACACCAGCTGATTCTGATCCAGAAAAGGATGAAGTTGGTAAAAAGAAAAAGAAAATTAAAATTTCCATGCCTGAAATCAATGTTAAAGAAGATATTGAAGCATTGGTAGAAGGAGAAGAACTCTCAGAAGAGTTTAAGACTAAAGCTTCTACCATTTTTGAAGCCGCAGTTCACCAGAAGGTAATGGAAATTGCAACTGTAAAGATTGACGAACTCGAAAAAGAGTATCAAACCAATCTTCAAGAAGAGATTGTTTCATTCCGTGACGAATTGACAGAAAAAGTCGATGGTTATCTCAACTACGTAGTTGAAGAGTGGATGAAAGAGAACGAAATTGCACTTGATAGTTCATTGAAGAGTGAACTTACTGAAGAGTTCATAGGTGGACTTAAAAATCTCTTTACTGAACATTATATCGAAGTTCCAGACGAAAAAGTAGACATCGTTGAAAGCCTGTACGATAAGGTGGAAGAACTTGAAGGAAAATTGAATTCTCAAATTGATGATAACGTTCAAGTTACAAGTGAACTTAACGAATATCGTAAGGACAAGATCTTGGAAGAAGTTTGCGAAGACCTTGCAGACACACAATCTGAAAAGATGAAAACTCTCGTAGAGGGTGTTTCTTACGAAGATGACAAAGACGATTTTGAGAATAAAGTTAAGACGATTAAGGAAAGTTATTTCCCAAATCAAACAAAACAGGATGAAAATGTTGAACAAGAAAGTGATGTATCAGAAGTGGAAGATTCTCCAAAGTTGAATAACATCATGGAAGCATATAGTAAAGCTATTGCTCGTAATTAATAATAATTTTAAGTTTTTTTAACAATATAAGGAGTTTAAAAAATGCAACTCTCAGAAACAATTAATAAAAAGTGGGCTCCAGTTTTGGATCATCCAGATCTTCCTAAGATCAGTGATCCATATCGTAGAGCAGTCACCGCCATGTGTCTTGAAAATGTTGAATCTCAATATGCTCAAGATCAACAAGGTAGTGGACTCTTAATGGAGGCAACCCCTACTACTACTATGGGATTAACATCTACTAACCCATCTTTAGGTGGTGTAGCTGGTGGTTCTGTTCAAGTTAGTGCCGATTTTGCAGATCCAGTTTTGATCTCAATGGTTCGGCGTGCAATGCCTCAACTCGTAGCATACGATGTTTGTGGTGTTCAACCTATGTCCGGCCCAACTGGATTGATTTTCGCACTCAAGAGTCGTGTCAATTCAATGTCAGGTGCAGAAATGCCTGGAGTCAATGCTGACACCGTTGCAAGTGAATCTGGTACGCCAGGACACGCATCGGGTGACTTAGTTAAGACGCCAGGTCTTTTGATCACGGCTGCTGATGGTACTGCACAAACTGGTAACGAATATTCCGCATCAAGTGCTCTGGAAACAGACGGTGGTGAGGGAGATATTGCTGGTGAAATGTCCTTCTCGATTGAGAAGATTTCAATCGCCGCTGGTACACGTGCCCTGAAAGGTTCCTATTCAATGGAACTCGCACAGGATTTACGTGCAGTTCATGGTCTGGATGCAGAAGCAGAACTTGCTAACATTCTGTCTATGGAAATTCTTGCAGAAATCAACCGAGAAGTAATTCGTAAGATTTACATCAACGCTGCTGCAGGTGCTCAAGTCGGTACAACTACTGCTGGTCTGTTTGACCTTGATACCGATTCCAATGGTCGTTGGATGGTTGAGAAATTCAAAGGTCTGATGATGCAGATTGAAAAAGATGCAAACCAGATTGGTAAAGACACACGAAGAGGAAAAGGAAACATTCTGATGACTTCATCTGATGTTGCCTCTGCCCTTCAGATGGCAGGTATGTTGGATTATGCTCCTGCAATGAGCACAGATCTGAATACGGATACCGCATCTTCAACTTTTGCCGGAGTTCTTAATGGTCGGTATAAAGTATATGTTGATCCATATGCTAATGCAAATGCACAAGAATTTTATTGTGTAGGTTATAAAGGTGATTCACCGATGGATGCTGGAATTTTCTATTGCCCATACGTTCCGTTGCAAATGGTTCGTGCGGTTGATAGTTCTAGTTTTCAACCACAGATTGCTTTCAAAACACGTTATGGTCTGGTTGCAAACCCATTTGCAGAAAATGCAGATGCTTCAACTGGTCGTATGACAGGTGTTCTTGGATCTAATCCTCACCTGAATGTATATTACAGAAAAGCTGCAATTACCAACTTGATGTAATACTTGACCTACATATAGTAGGATTTCAGAAAGGGAGTGGAGAAATCTACTCCCTTTTTTTGTTTGTAGTGATAATTTCCAGTGAGGCCGGAATGATCATAGTGATAGGAAATGGTCAATCAAAATCTGTTTCCGATTTTAATCTTTTCAAAAAACATATTACATATGGTTGTGATTTCATTTATCGTAAATTCATACCAAACCATTTAGTTTG